CCACTTGGTCTTTGTGCAGTTGTTCCTACAGGAACTAAAATAGCATCTGTATTAGAACCAGCATCTATTGACACTGTTGGTGAAGCTTGATTAACACCAATTCTATTATTAGAAGTATCAACTTTTAAAACATTAGTATCTACTGCTAAGTCTCCAGAGAATGTACCAGTTGTACCTGAAACCGCACCTGAGAACGTACCAGTGGTTGCTGTGATTCCTGCCGTAATTAAATTAGCAGCAGCATAACCAGTAGCAGTTGTATCTACAGTAGCAGCAGGTTCTGTTTGTGTATCTGCAAATAATCTAAAAGTATTATCTGTAGAAGCATCATAATATAAACCTGCGTATTTTGTTGTACTTGATTCTACATATTTACCAAAGAATCCAAAGTCACTTGAATTACCTGAGTTGTTATTTAAAAGCCCTGTAAAGTTATCGTCAGATACGATTGGACCAGTTTGCGTAGTAGTACCAGATACAGTTAAGTTTCCTGTTACTGTTAAATTATTACCAATAGTTACATTACTTGGTAAGCCAACTGTAACTGTACCAGAACTTTCTGCAACTTCTACTTCGTTGGAAGTTCCTGCAAAAGTTATAGTACCACCTAATGCAGTAGCTGTTGAATTAGAACCATCACTTACAGTAATTGAAGAGTTGGCAAGTTTAGAATTAGCTATAGAACCTGCTAACATTGCATTAGTAATAACTCCAGAACCAATAACTAAATCAATAGTGCCATCACTATCTTCATAAGTAGCAGCAATACCTGTTTCAGTATTAGAACTAAACATAGCTCCTACTGTGTCTTGAACAACTTCTGTTAAGTCGATATTAGCAGTACCATCAAAAGATACACCATGAATAGTTCTAGCAGTTGCTAACGCTGTAGCAGTAGCTGCGTTACCAGTAATATCACCCGAAGTAAGTGCAAGTGTACCTGTAGTTGCAGGAAGTGTTAAAGTTATATTACCACCAAATGCTGAGTGAGCTGGTGCTTGTAATCTTGCGTAGTGAGCATTTGAAGACTCACAATAAAAATCTATGTATGATTGTGTACCACCATTCTTAATAGAGATAGCACCTTGAGAAATTTGTACTCCATTAGTAGAACCACCACCGATTCCTAATGAAGTTGTAATCTGAGCAGCAGCCGGAATACCTATAGTTACGGCATTACCTGTAGCTGATGTTTCTATTTCATTTGATGTACCACCAATAGTTAAAGTTTCACTATCTAAATCAATCGCAATAGTTCCACTATCAGTTGTTACATCTAAATCTTCTGCAGTTAGTTGTGTATCTACATAAGCTTTAACAGATTGTTGAGTTGGTACAAGCGTTGCAGAGTTTGAAGACATATCATCTTCATCTACAAAAGCTGTAATAGTTATTGTACCGTCTGATAAAGAACCATAAGTAACTGTGCCTGTTGTAGTAATAGCAGACGAACCGTTATCTATTGCACCAAAGCCACTTGTAATGCTACCTGCGTTTAGTGCTCCAACAGTTGTAACATTAGAAAGTGTATCAAGAGCAGACTCAAAATAAGTTTCAAAGTCTGTTAATGCAACTTGTACCATAGTACCGTTGTCATTTACTACTACTCTATCAGCATCTGCAAGTGTAGTAGATGTAGCAGAAGTATCACCATCTACAATATTTAATTCTGAAACTGTAGAAGTAATACCATCAAGTGCGTTTATTTCTGCTGCAGTTGCAGTTACACCATCAAGAATATTTAATTCAGCAGTAGTAGAGGTAACTCCATCAAGTAAATTTAATTCTGTAGCAGTTGCAGTAACTCCATCAAGGATGTTAAGTTCAGCAGCAGTTGAAGTAATTGCTGTACCATTAAAATTAATACCGTCTAGGTAAGCTACACCATCAACATATAAATCTTTCCACTCTTGAGAAGAACTACCTAAGTCGTATGTGTTGTCTGTATTAGGAATAATATTTGAGTTAACATCTGCACCAAAGACTACATTATCGTCTGCTGCATCACCCATAGTAATTGTACCACCATTAAAAGTTGTAGTACCTGTAACTGTTAAATTACCACCTACATCTACATTACCTGTAGTAGTTATAGAGTCAGTAAAAGTATCTTTAAAACGTAATGAAGTTGTTCCTAAATCTATATCACTATCAGTAACAGGAACAATAGCACCGTCTTGTATTCTAATTTGTTCTACGGCAGCAGAAGAAACTTCTACATAAAATCCTACTCTATTATTAGAGCTATCAATCTCTACTTTATTTAAAAAGTCTAAGTCACCAATTTTAAATATGTTACCACCTTGTCCAGCAGTACCATCGTGTCTGTGTCCAGTAGAACTAGCACTACTAGAAGAATATGCGAAAGCATTTACTAATTGATTATATTCATCATTAAACAAAGCTGCGGTAATAGTATCACCGTCTGCAAAAGTACTTTGTCTTATATAAGCTTGTGCCATAATTATCTCCTACCTGAAGGTATAAAGTCTACATAAAGTCCATTAACTGTGTAGCTTGGTTTTGTATCATTACTTGTTACTGTAAAATTATTACTTGTACCACTGCCTTGTAATGGTACTCTTATCATTGGATTATTTTGTCCAGCAAATTTGTTTGTGTTAAATACTGCATCACCAAATAAAGAAGGTGGGTTTATAACTCCTAAGTCAAATAAATCTGTTGGTTGTGGTACATCAGTACTGTTATAGTCAAATTTAATTTGTACATCAGGTTCTACAATACCTTCTGTTGCCATAGAAACTCTAAGATAGTGTAAAGTTTTTAAAGTTCCTAAATCACCATAGTCATAATCTGGTGTGGTATATCTTGCTAAAATAGCAGTGCCATTAAAGTCATCACCAGTATCGTGCTGATAAACATTACCGTTAGTATCACCATGATAGTATTGTTCAATGCCATCACTATCAAAACCAGAACCGATAGCAGTAACTTCTAATCCTCTAGTTTCTGACCACTCAAAACCATTAGGTCTTAGTGTGCCAATAATTCCTCTTTGGGTACTATCAGCAGCTCCAGTATTTGTGTAGAATAAACGGTACTGTGACTTTTCTCTTAATACTACACTTGTTATTGTAAAAAGATTTACAGTTTCTGCTAAGTCACTAACAATGTTTTGTATATTACTACTAACAGTTCCTAACTCCACATCTCCGATTCTTGCTGTACCAGCTACTGTTCTTAATCCATCTGGTGCTAAAAATATCAAGTCACCAGCAATCTCTTGAATACTATGACCACTTAAACAACCTACGTTTTTAGTGACTGGTACTACAGCTATCGTACTAGAATTGTTTATATTCTGTAGTTTAAATATTGAGTTTTCACAAAATATAAATAATTCGTTACGGAAACTTTTAATACCTTTTATTTGGTCTTCTAAAGCAATTGAACCAGAACCAGTGCTAGTAAAATCTGTTGGGTCTAAAGTACCACTAAAAAATACAGTATTTAAATTATCTTCAACTCCAGCAGCTATTAAGTGTTTGTCATGTACTGTTACATACTCAACTGACTTTGTACCGGTTACTGTTATTTCACCAGCAAAAAAAGTTCTAGTATTTATATTAGCACCTGTACCTTCCATTCTAAAAAAGAAAGGTTTGTTAGCTCCATCAGAAATAATTAATGTACCATAATCTGATGTTGCACTTTCAAATAAAGCAAACTGGCATTGTCCTTGTCCAGTTCTAGCAGCAACACTACGACCTGTAAAAGCTGTATGATTATCA